TACACCTTATATTATAGACCAAGGAGCTACAGCTACAAGTGCAGAAAAGGAACTTTTCCGTTTCTATACACTAAGTCATGGTACAGGAGCAAATACAAAAACAAAAGTCTGTATTTTGAATATTAAAGCAGCGGGTTCAATCGCAGGTAGTGATTATGGTGAATTTAGTGTACAAGTTAGGAGACATAATCCTGGTAATGCAGATAACAATCAACTTTTAGAACAATTTGATAATTGTAATTTTGATTTAGCGTCATCTAATTATTTTGCAAAGAGAATAGGTGATAGACACGTAGTAATTGATGCAAATGGTAAATTGACCTATCATGGTGATTATCCAAATAATTCATCTTACATTCGTGTAGGTGATTATGCTAATTTAGAAAAGCATCCTGTTACTGTAGTACCTTATGGATATAAGAAAGTAAATAATCCAGTTCCAGGTAACAATATACCAACAGCTTCCATTGTAACACAGCAGGTTAATAGTCTTGGTGATTATGATTCTAATGTGTTTTATGGATTTGATTTTGATAGAAAAGATTCACAAGCTTATTTATCACCATTATGGGCAAGTTCTGGTAATGGAGATAATGTAGTGTTTTCATTAAACAATGTTTATGGACACGCGAATACAGGAACAGCTTTAAATGTTGATACATTTTCAGATAATAGTGAATTTGTAACATTAGCTTTATCAGATATTGCACAACGTAAGTTTGCAATACCTTTCCAATGGGGATTTGATGGTGGAGATCCACGAACAACAGCAGCTACTGGAAATGATATTAGCTCAACAAATACACAAGGATTTGATTGTGGTACATCCAACGCAACTGGTTCAAAAGCTTTTAAACGAGCTATTAACGCAGTAAGTAATCCAGATGAATTTGATATCAATTTACTTGTAATTCCTGGAGTCTGTCATAGTTCAGCTGGTTCAAATATGCATAATGCAGTAACGAATCACGCAATAACTAAAACAGAAGCTCGAGCAGATACTTTTTATATCATGGACGGATTTGCATGGTCAGATTCCATCGCGAATGCAGTAAATGGTATAAATTCATTAGATACAAATTACGCGGGTGTTTATTATCCTTGGGTGAAAATTATAGATTCATCTACTAATAGACCAATGTGGGTGCCACCTTCAGTAGTATTAGGTGGAGTATTTGCATTTAATGATAGAGTTGGACAAGAATGGTTCGCACCAGCAGGTTTGAATCGTGGTGGTTTAACTTCAGTAGTAGAAGCAAAAACAAGATTAACACATGCAGAAAGAGATAGATTGTATGAAGATAGAGTTAATCCAATCGCAACATTCCCAGGTCAAGGTGTAACGGTATTTGGACAGAAAACACTTCAGTCTAAACCATCAGCACTTGATAGGATTAATGTTCGTAGATTGTTGATTAATTTGAAGAAATTCATCGCGTCTACTTCTCGATTCTTGGTGTTTGAACAGAATACAACTGCAACAAGAAATCGTTTCTTAAATACAGTTAATCCATATCTTGAAACCGTACAAGCTAATAGTGGGTTGAACGCGTTTAGAGTTGTTATGGATGATTCAGTTAATACACCTGATGTGATTGATAGAAATCGTCTTGTAGGACAGATATTTATTCAACCTACAAGAACCGCAGAGTTTATAGTATTGGACTTTGTAGTGTTACCAACTGGAGCAGCGTTTCCAGAGTAATAAAATACCTCAAATATGAGTCAAAAGGCCCCAGTTTTTACTGGGGTTTTTTGTTTTTATAAAAACTTCAAAAAAACTTCAAATATTAGTGTAAAGAGTATGGTGATTTTTTTACATTTTTCTCCCTTCTTTATATTTATATATGAAATACGATATTTTGACTTTTAGGAGATAAAAGATGCCCGAGTTAATCGATGCTAATGAAATAATGTTTACCCCGTTTGAACCGAAAACGAAAAATCGGTTTATTATGTACATAGAGGGTATTCCCGCGTATCTTGTTAAAACAGGCGCGAGACCTCAGATTACTTTTGAGGAAATTGTACTTGACCATATAAATGTAAAACGGTATGTGAAGGGTAAAGGTGAATGGCAACCTTTGGCTATTACTTTATATGACCCAATAGTACCATCTGCGGCACAGTCTGTGATGGAATGGGTTAGATTATCACACGAGTCAGTAACAGGTCGTGATGGTTATACAGATTTTTATAAAAAAGATATAACTTTTAATTTGTTAGGCCCTGTTGGGGATGTCGTTGAAGAATGGACATTAAAGGGAACATTTATTCAGGACGCAAACTTTAATGACTTAGATTATGCAAATGGAACAGATCCAGCAGACATCGAACTAACATTGCGTTATGATTACGCAATTTTACAATTCTAACGAAAACGAAAACGGAGAATAATAATGAGTGAATGGATAGCAGCTAATTGGGAATATTGTTTAGTAGTTATTTACGCTTTGGAAAAAATCGTAAAAATGACGCCTACTAAATATGATGATATCTTATTTGATATGTTACTTAAACCAATTAAAGAGAAATTTGCACCCTCAAAAAAATAAATTTTAATTAGTATAAAGTTAGTTATATTTAATATTGTAGTTATAACATATTTTCATTAGGAGATTAATATGCCCGAAACAGTAAAGTTTCCTACCGAAGTGATTGATTTGCCTTCGAAGGGAAAATTCTACGCAAAAGACAATCCACTATCATCAGGACAAGTGGAAATAAAATATATGACCGCCAAGGAAGAAGATATTTTAACATCAGAGACATTAATTAGAAAAGGAATCGTAGTAGATTACTTACTCAAAGAATTAATTGTTGATAAAAAAATAAAGTTACAAGATATGCTACTTGGTGATAAAAATGCAATATTGATATCAGCAAGAATTTTAGCATATGGTAAACAGTATAAATTTGAAGCTCTGAATTCTGAAAATGAAATGGAAGAATTTGAAGTAGATTTAACTAAGATTGAAAATACAGATATTGATTTTGATTCTATTGTTATGGATAAAAATGGAGAGATAGAGTTTAAATTACCGCAAACAGAACGAGTAGTTAAATTTAGAGTAATGACTTCTGGACAAATGGATGAAGTAGATACACAAGTTAAATCTTTACAAAAAGTTTCAGGTGATATAGATAAAACTCTTACCACAAGATTAAAAAATCAAATTAGAGAGGTTGATGGTAATCGTGATCGACCTACTATAAATAATTTTGTTGATAAGGAACTATTTGCTCTTGATAGTTTAGCTCTTAGAGGTTACATTGTATCAGTTACTCCAGATTTAAATATGGATTTGGAATTCACAGACAAGTACGGAAAGGAGATAAAAGCGGCAGTACCTATAACTGCCGAGTTTTTTTGGCCTACCTCGTGAATATAGAGCAGATATACATGAACAAATATTTCAATTAATATTTCATTCAAAAGGGGGATTTACATTCTCCCAAGCCTACAATTTACCAGTTTATCTTCGCCGTTGGTATTTAAAACGGTTAGTTAGAGCTTATGAGGACGAAGCTAAAGAGTTTGAGAAGGCTCGTCACAATATCTCAAAAAGTAGATAATCTGATATTTATTTAAAACTGGAATTTTTATGTCTAAAATTAAAATCAAAAATGAACATCTTCTCAATGAATTTTTGGGAACACTTATTAATCTTATTTTAAAACCAGGATCTAATAAAGCTATTAAACGAGCTGAAAAAAATCCTGAATTTAAAAAGTTATCAAATAAGATAAAGAAAGACGCTGAAAGAAATTCTAAGAAGATGGATAAATTGATAGATGATGATCCAGAACTTAAAAAATATCTTGCAACATTAGGTATAAAATAAATTAAGTTTTTTTACTTAAATTAAACGGTTATATAGTATAGTGGAGAAGAATACATATTATGGCTGATAATGTCTCATTAAAAAGAGCGCAACAAATAACACAAGAGTACGCGAAACAAACTGACTACGCTAAAAATTTAGGTATTTTATCTAAAAATTTATCTGATAGTTTGGGTGATACATCTGCTTCAGGTAAAAAGGTTACTAAGTTTTTAGAAACAGGTGCAGACCTATCAGCTGATTTTTTAGAGAATATTGAAAAAGTTGGTTCAAGTGATTTTATGAAACAAGATTTCACTAAACAAATACAAGGTTTACAGAGATTAAAAGCAGTACTTCCCGCCGATAAATTTAAACAAATAGAAGAGTCTTTAATAGAGATGCAAAAAGGTGCTGAGAATTTAGAAAACGCAGATATTTTTTCTAAAAATATGGCAGAAAATTTTGAAGAATCGGCAAAGAGTTTAACAGGTATGATTGGTAAAGTTCCTATATTTGGAAAGGCATTATCAGAACTTGCGGATAAAAAAATAAAAGAAGTGTCAGATAGTATATCGAATAGGATTGGAAGTGGATTTACTGGTCTTATGGATCAGAAACGAACTAAGGGTGGTAAGTTAGATATGAGATTTAATGTGAATAAGAATATGGGAAAAATGAAAAAAGGAATTTTCAATGTAGCTAATGCGTTTAAAACAGCTGGAATGGCAGGAAAAATAGCAATGGGAGCTATAGCAGGTGTTTTACTTATAGGAGTAGGTCTAATAGCTAAAATGGCGAAGGGAATTTTTGATTTCGCCAATAAGACTGGTCTTTCCTATGCTCAAACCGTTAAATTAGGTGGAGCTCTTGCAGTTAATGAAAAGGCAGTAACTGCGATAAGTAAAGAGTTTGGTAATATTAATGAGATTACCACAGGAACTGCAATTCAGATGAAGCGGATGAGTTTACAATACGCAATCACAGAAGAAAATGCCGCAAAAATCCTTCGTATTCAAAAAGCAGTTAGTGGAGCGACTAATTCACAATTATTAAATATGCAAATGCAGACAGCTCAGTTAGCAAGACAAAGAGGAGTAGCTCCTGCAGATTTATTTGATGATATCGCGAGTAGTACAGAAGCATTTGCGAAATTCTCAGCGGATGGTGGTAAGAATGTTATGGCTGCAGCGGTATCTGCTAAACAGTTAGGTCTTAATTTATCCGTAGTAGAGAAAGTTGCTGAAGGTCTATTAGATATTGAAGGTTCAATCAATAAACAGATGGAAGCCTCTGTATTGATTGGTAGAGAATTAAATCTTGATAGAGCAAGACAATTAGCTCTAAGTGGTGATTTAGAAGGAGTATTGAGAGAGGTTAAGAACCAAGTTGGTGGAGAAGCTGAATTCAATAGAATGAATGTTATACAAAGAAATAAATTAGCTGAAGCGGTTGGATTATCCACATCAGAATTGGCGAGATTGACAACGGCGAATGCAAATACATTAACCGCAGGAGCAGCGGCGACAGGAGCAGCCGTTAGTGAAGGAGTCAAAGCCCAAGTAGACGCTATTGGGATTGCGGGAGATAATACTGTAAAAGCAGTAAATAATATGAGTGCGAAGTTAGACTAATGGGATTACGAAATTTTAAAATACCAAATCTTAAGCAGTATCGGTCAATAAAACCTGATAAATCACCTTCGGTAAAGAATCTTAAAAAAGAAAAATATTTTGATGTAAAGACTGTAAGATTCATAACTGATTCAGACGATATTACTAAGTCTGAATTAGAAAGAAAGTTTTTAACTCCAGATGTAGGGGAAGAAAAGTTTAAATTTGATAATTTTTATACATTTAGAACACCTTCACAAATCAGATTAGAATCTAGTACTTCAGGAGTCCATCCCATTGTATTAAAAGATTTAATGGATAGTGGAGCAGACCTTCGTTATATGGGAGAAAATAGAAAATCTAATAGAGGATTTACGTTAGAATTTATTAGAGGTGGAGTTGAAGGAGCATTAAATCGGATTAAGACGGATGTAATTAGGTTGAATAAATTTAATACATCTTCTGAAGGTTTACTTTCATTAGGAAAACAAGCCGCGTTACAATTACTTAGTCCACGACCTGAAACACGAATTATAAATCCCTTATATGCAGTAATTGGAGCTACTCGTATAGCTAAACTACCTCGTTTTGTTCCAGCAGGACTTGCAGTAAATAAAATTGCTTCTTTTATCAAGGGTGATGATACAACTGGTGGTTTATATGAAAGGTTTGAGGGTTATAGAGATTTTTCATTTGAAGGTAGAAGAGGTACGAGTAATAAATTATATCAATGGACTAATGAATCATTTAAAGGTACATCAGTCGAGATTCAAGCACAAGAACAAGAGACTTTATTTGGTAGATTAAATACGGCATTAGGTGACCCAGTAGGACAAGTTACAGCTGCAGTAACCAATTATGTAGAGGGAACTATTAATGGATTTTTAGGAACACGTATAATTGTTGGGCCACCACCTACTCGTTATGTAGATTCTGATAAGGCACTTGGACATAAAGCAAAATTAACTCACTATGCGTCACGATTAGACGGTTATAATTTAAGAAATACTAAAGATAGAAAAGTAAATACTGTCTCTACTGATTATCAAGATAGAATACCTGAAAAGGCTTATTATAAACCTGAGGTAAGTGATCCACAATATGATTCAACTCTTAGTCCTACAGACCCTAAAGATACAGTTTTTGAAGCGGATGAAAAGAGAATAAAAGGAATCGGTGATCAAGGTAATCGAGTAAAACTAACAAGTGAAACTCATAATTCTCAGATGACAAGACGGCAAGTTTATCCTCATAAGTTAGTTAAGGATACTTTGGGTGATAGAGTTAATCTGTATCCGTATGGAGAAGTTATAGATGAAGAAAAAATACCTGAAGATTTAGTTAATTTTAGAATAAAAGATTTAGTCGCTAATAAGTATTTAATTTTTAGGGCGATATTAACAGGGGTATCAGACAGTTTAGCTCCAGAATGGAATTCTGAAAAATTTATTGGAAGAGCTGAAAATGTTTGGATATATAAGGGAAATAATAGACTTGTAAACTTTAGTTTTGCACTATATCCTAAAACTGAACAAGAATTACCAGTTATGATGGAAAAATTAAATTATATGATTGGACTAACCTATCCAGAATATGAAGCAAATAATCAAAGAATGATTGGGCCTTTTATTGAACTAACTATAGGTGATTTGTTTAAAAAACAACCTGGATTTTTAGAATCATTTTCATATCAAGTTGAAGATAATTCGACTTGGGAGACATCTAAAGGTATGCAGTTTCCAAAATATATAACCACTACGGTAGGTTTTAGATATATCGGAGATGTACACGCGAATAAGTATGGAAAACATTTAGGTATTGATAATGGTAAAATTTGGGAAAAAGGTTCAAACCCAACAACTCCAATGGACTTTTGGGATTCACCGAGAACATTTGAGTATGATGATATAACTTCACAAGCAAGTGATGGTAATTTGATGGAGACGTAGGATAATGGCTAAAAAAATTTCAAGATATAAGTTCACAAAAGTAAAAAATAATGTAAAGGGTAAATCTGTACATAAACCAACAATTTATCCAAAAATTCCATTAGAAGATGATGATATTTTTATATATCCAAAAGCGATGGAAAGATGTGAACATATTGCACATAGATTCTATAAAGACCCAAGTTATTGGTGGATAATAGCACAAGCTAATAATATACATGATGGTTCTATCTATCTTAATACAGAGAAACAGATTAGAGTACCAAGTACTCCTGGTAGAGTTATAACTGAATTAGAAAAAATAAACAACCTATTTTAATATGTCTAATTTTAATCTTCGTCCAATAGCTCCAGAGATACAGGACAAATTAAATGAAAAATCAAGGTTATTACGAAAAGAAAAACCTAACGCATCTAATACGCCTATAGGGGATAGTACTGAGTTATTAAATGAACTTTATACGAGAACTACTTGGGCACAAATGATTAGTCTAAACGTAGTCGCACCGACTCCACCTAAATCTGAAAATACTGAAGAAGAACCACCAGTTGAATGGGAAAAAGGACAAATAGCAATTATTGGTTCAGGTGGAGAGGTTGATTCTATAGCACATACACAACCAGGGGCAAATGAACCATTGATGCGGTCAGGTTTTGATGAAACATATGCGGGTACTGATGATAGAACATTATTTTATAAACCACCATCAGGTATAAGGTCTATTAATTCGTCATACGCTGGTAATGTAAAATCTTTAAGAAAAGTTAGAGTAGAATTTACGGTTTTTTCTTTAGATGATTTAGAAAGACTTTCACCACATTTTTTTAGAGTAGGTTCGGAGGTACTTGTAGAATTTGGATGGTCTACAAAAAATCTGAATCCTACACTTGGTGATAAAATTATTCAAACTTATAAAAATCTTGGATTAAGTGGATTACAGAATGATCCTGAAATGTATCTATTAAATAAGACTAATTTAGCTAAGGAATATGAAAATCAAGTATTAAGTGGTGAGGGCGATTATGATTTTGCAGTAGGAACAATTTCCAATTTTGATTATACATTAAGAGAAGATGGTGGTTTTAATGCAACCGTAGAAATTTCGACAACTGGAGTAAGTATAATTGATGCAGCTCTTCCAAAATCAACTATGGGTAAACCTGAGACACTTACAATAGAATTACCAGAAGAGGGTAAAACCGTAGATGTACCTGCAGAAAATTTTTATGATGTTATAAAGAATTTACCAGAAACATTATTTTATTCCTTAGTGGGACAACAATCTACAGAAGATAAACCAAGTTATACTATGTATGATAAAGAGGGTGATGTAGCGGAATGGAAAGAACAAAATAGTGGTAAGTTGAAACTTGACCATATGATTTATCCAACAGTTTTTGAGGAATATAGTGAAAATAATGTTATCCAAATCTTTTCAGCGATGGATTGGAAATATTCAACTGGAACATATGGTTTTTTCAAAAATAATTTTAAAGCCGCTAATTATCAAAAATTTTCTTCACAAGTAAGAGGTGTAGCAACTGAAGTATCAGAGGAAGGTAAAGTAACGAGAGAAAAAAGTGAAGAAACTTGGTGGGAAAAAACTAAAGAAAATTTAGCTCCAGGTTCCTTAATGGCCTTGATGTTTTCAGACAATAAAACTTTTTTAGATTATGTAGACGCAGAACCACAAGTTTGGGTAAGATGGGGTTGGTTTGAGGATAATATATTGACAAGGTTTACAGGTTATGTAGGAGATACAGATAGTTTAACAGTATATTTTCATTCAGTAGAGCCTAAATTAGATGAAACAAGTCGTATTTCAGATAAAGGTGAGTTTGAAAGTAGTAAATTTTTAATGCCCGATAGTTTGTTAACTACAGATGTGACTTCTGTAATAATTCCAGATAAAATTCCTGGATTACGATTGTGTGACCCTTTGGAAGTTACTGATGTAGGTAATGAATTAAGATTTAATATGTTTGCTAATTTAGGTCGTTATATTGATTCTAAGATTAATTCAGGTACAACTGAGGAAGGAAATAGTGAGTCTCGTATAGCGAAGGTAGAGGTTGAAGCTTCAGCTAATACTGATAAAGAAAGTGGATATATAAGAAATTTATTTTTTAACGCAAAAGCATTACAGGGAGCTTTTGCAGGAGTTAGTAATTTACGTGAAGGTTTAGATAATATTTTTAAACTTATGACTGATAATTTTGGAAATTCAAATTCATTCGAAGTTGCATCTGATATTTTTCATCCAAATAGATTAGGAATTATAGATAAAAATTTAGTTCAAGATCCATCTATGTTTAACAAACAAGACCGTCAATCTGTAAATGAAGAAAAGGGTAATTTGAATAAAGTATATGAGTTTCCTGCGTTTGAACCAGGGTCTATGGTTAAAAATCAAGATTTAAAAGTATCTATACCAAATTCAATGGCAGTTACAGCGTTATATGGGGGAAATCAACCTGGAAATAAAATAAGTGAATATGACCCATCAAGAGGTGGATTAGAAGCACAGAAATTAACTAAATTTCTTAAACTTGATGGATTTGAGAATTATCAGAGAATAATGAATCTTAATAAAAAGAATCAGAATGTAGTACCAATATTAGAAAAAAGTACTGCATTTGGTAAGTATGCGGGGGATGGTGTTAATGAAACTGAAGAGATTAAATTTGAAAATACACAAAATATGTTTTTAGATTCTTTTAATAAATCTTTACTAAATAGTTCAAAATATGATTCAACTACTTCACCTGCCGCTACGAGTATTATACCATTACCAGCTTCGTCTGGTTCTGTATATAGATTAGAAGTAGATTTAAATACTACAGATGCCGCATGGGCGGAGAATAAATATAACGCGATAACTGGAAGGATGAAAAATCTTCCTGTAAACTTTAAAAATGAGATGTTATATAGAATAAATTATGACCCAATGGAATCAGTTCCAAATAGGTTTTCTCTATATAATGGATTGATGGATTTATCTCTAACAATAGATGGTACTGGTGGTATTTTTCCAGGTGATGCTTTTATAACTAAGTATTTACCTAAAGGATTTCAAAAACAAGCTAATGGTGAATATCCAGTTTTGTATCAAGCGATAGAAATAACTCAAGACCTTACTCCAGATACTTGGAGTACTATTATAAAGGGAATGCCGAGAATGAATCCAAAAGCGTTTCCTAAAAGAAAAG